TAGAAATAGTCACCAGCGGCCAGGTTAGTTGAGGCTGGCGAGATATTAGCGCCTGCGGCATCAATAGCCTGAAGGGTAACCTGGTCCAGCTTACGATTTCTGCCGACGACGCGGTAGAGGTTAAGTGCGCTGGCATTGTTACGGGCCGCGCCGCTTGCCTGGTTAGCTGACAGAACATCATTGAATTCAAAGAAGCCAACATGGCCCGGCTCAGTTGCCGCCGCGTTAAGGTTAATGGTAACGAGACCAGCAACCAGGGATACCTCAGTGAGGACCCGGCCAACAACGCCCGTACCGTCACCATAAAGGTCAGCGGCAAGGCGACGCTTGGAGGCTACCGTCTTGGACTCGATTTCCTTGGCGAGTGGCTCAGCGTACTTGGATGGCGACTTACGTGCGCGGTCCCAGACACTGTACTCAATCTCGATGGTGGATGCGAGTTCCTTATAGAGAGCACTACACTCTTGCGTAGTAATCTGCTGCGAGGATGGGAACTGGCCGGTAACACCAGGAGAGACGTACTGGATGGCAGACGGCCCAAGGGATGTCTGAATCAAGAAGTTAAGCTGGCGACCATCTGGGTCCGACACGCGAGCCCGTTTAATCATCTCCCAGTCACGGAAGTCGGTGGAAATTTGGTTACGAACGCCCTCAGAATATGCAATCTGAAGAAATTTGCCTAATTCAAAGGCTGTTACATTTGGAATACTCATGATAAATACCTACTAATAAAGATTAAAGTTTAATTTTTCCGGTCATAAAATCGGTGAGGGCGGAGACCAGATTACCGCTTCTCATATCAGATTTGAACTTCTCTGCATTGGGTGAGGTTTTGGGGCTGTATCCCCTCATTACCTTAGCTGCCGCTGCCTCTTGGGCCGCGACCTTCTTATTGGCAATTACCTTTTGAACCTTCTGCTCTGACTGCTTATTGATAATTTTCCTGAAGGCATTAGATACCTCCCGAAATTCTTTCTCAATTACAGCTGAGGTCAATTCAAAACTTTCTGGATATTGTTCAAGGCGCTTGATTGCCTGGTCCCATACGGCTTGGTCAAGTTGTGCCTCTACCACCGCATCACCCAGTTTCCCGGCGAAACGATGCTTGTCAAAGGCAGGATGTACCACTGACTCAAGGGCCTTCATACTGGAAATTTCTTCCCTCTCTTGAGCCTTCTTAAGGTTATCCTCAACTTGGCGTGACAGCTTCTCGCGCTCCTTGCGCTCGGTGCTCAGCCTTTCTTCCAGGTCCATTCGCTCTAGTTCAGATGGGGTAGCACTCTCGCGTGTCTTCACTCGCTGAAATTCAGCCTGGAGGTGCTTATCGTAGCCTCCTGGGCCTGCAAGTAAATCAATAAGGCCACGTACCCCACCGGAGGAGAATGCACTCTCAACGGCTTCCCAGCTCTGGGCCAGGTCGGTGTACTTTGGTTTTAACTCAGAGAGTTCAGAGGTGGCCTTGTCACGCTCTACTTGATACTTCCGCATTCCTGCGGCCATCTGGACATACTTCTTGAGCTTCTCGCGGTCTTTCCAATCGACGGTTACCTTCTTGCGTCCGCTATCATCTGTGATAATAATCTCTTCGATATCCTTAGAGGTTGCGGCCTCTACGGAGTCAGAAACATTATCCAGGGCGGATGGCAGGCTTACACCAGTCTCATCATTACCATCTGTTGCTCCCTCTAGTGCATCCTCTGCACTGGAGTCGCTGGCCGAAGTGGGCGCAGCACTTTTTGACCCACTGGACACTGTTCCATAGACAGCCTCTTCCACACTTCTGCCACCCTTAAGGGCATCAATTGCGGCTGATACTGGATTAGAAACAATGGGGTCTTTCAATACGGTCGTCATACTTGTCCTCGTTTGCCGTCCAAGAAAGGATAGGCGGTGGGATACCGTCAAACCACAGCGGTCAGATAGGTATTGTCATATAATGTATCTTAACATCATGGGAAAGTCAAGCCTGTTGCTTGGGGCCCATCTGCATTACGTCCAGGGGGGCTCCCGCTCCGGGGACGGCTGGGAGTGGACCGGCTGGGCCTCCTCCTGGCATTCCTCCTGGTACACCGGCTACGGCTGCGGCACCCGCGGCGGCCAGCTGCTCTCTTTCCTTGATATGCCTGTCTATAAGGGCATGCTGCTCAGGGAGTAGGTACTTATATTCAGTAGTCATTACATACTCATAGCAGTATTCCAGCATGTTCTTGTGGTCCTGGAGGTCCCGTGGTGGGATATAGATATCCTTGGCCAGCATCTCCTCAAAGAACTCCCTTTGACGGTCAGCGGCCAGCTGTGTCTTGTCGTATAAACCCTCAAGTTCATTGAGCTTTACCATTTGTAGGATAGTCCTTGTACTAATGCCAGCCTTCTCGAAGAGGGGCATCATATTAAGGACCTCGGTACGCCGGGTAGTTGGGTCAAGAGACAAGGATGCTCCGTACTCTACGGTAAGGTCGAATCCCCCATCAATATCCGCGCCCTTGATATCAATGGCCTCAAATGCCTTCTCTTTTCCGAGAACATGTATCACCCTACTCTCCTCCCAATACTTACGAATTAGGTTAAGGTAGAATCTGTATACACTCTCGGTCATCATTACGTACTTATTAAAGAGGCGGTGCCTAATTAGGTTGGCCTGATTAGTGGCGTACTGCATTAGGAACCCGGACTGCTCCCTGGACTGCTGCCCGAACATGGCCTCGTTAACGCCAGCCATATCATCAATCCCCTGTTTAGCCTGTTGAATAAGCTGAGGAAATGCGGCTGGCAGTGGCATTGGTTCCATGAAATGTGGGGGCTGATTGCCGGTAATCTTAATAATATCCCAGGGACTATTGGTGATAGCGCCGTCGGCAATCTCTGCGCCCTCGGGAAGTATCATTCTGGCGACCCCGTGAGAGTGGAGGTTATCCAGCATCACGTTAAACATCTTGTTATAGGTCTCTTGCAGGGAGGTCTCGTAGGATACTACGGCCTTTCCCCAGACAGCGCCTGGCATGTCGATATCAGTAAAGATGTGGTAGGGGAGGACGGCCTTGGATGGCATCGGCTTATCGGACATCTCTCCCATACCCTCAACGCCCCGATTCTTAGGGGAACTAAAGCGCATTGGGTTAGGGGCGACATCAGTGAGCAGCTCGGCATTCCTGGTCATGAAGCAGAAGCGGCCAATCATACCATTATATGGCAGGCCCTTCTCCCAGTATTGATAAATCTCTACCACATCGTAGCGTTTATCGTTAAAGTTTCTATTAGTGCCGTACTCAGTCCTACGAGTTTCCTCCGTAATCCTGTACTTATCCAGCGTGTCCTTATGCTCAGGGAACCTGTAAAGGGCCTCATCATAGGGCATAAAGATGCGCTCGAACATGTACTTTATTTCTTCTATACGGGTAGCGTCCGGGTCAATATAGATATCCCAGGGAGATGGTACCGTAAAATCAATATCACCCTCCATGGTCAGTTCTCCGGAGGCCTCATCAAAGTCTACGATGTCTCCCTTGTCCGGGTCCCATACCGTCCTTACTATACCCGTACCATAGATAAGGGTATTAAGGGATGCCTGGTCAAATAGTTCCTGCATCTGATACTTACGGATAGCGAATCGTATCAGCCGGTCAGCGGCGTCCGCCTTTCTGCGGTCAGATGGGTCATTGCTCGTAGGACGGGTGACTACCGTTGGTGGATTGGCGGATAGTTGGGAGTGAATTAGTCTAGTATTCTTAAAGGCGTAATTGACACCGACATTAGGATTACTGCTATCCACATCAGAGATACCTACCTGCATCTCGGACTCAAAGGATACGGATACGCCCGGACCTGATGGCTTTCCCCTGGTATTGAACAGGGTGGTCTCATTCTCCTGCCACTGACTCTCAAAGGTCTTACGGGAATCTATACAAAAGGACAATCTTTTATAAAGTTCTTGACTGGCCTGTTCAGGCGTCCAGATAATTATCCTAGCCATTAGTAGTCCTGCTCTTGTTCTTGTTCTTTGAAATTAATACCGTAATCACCGAATACTGCCGATAGTTTTTCCATCATTGCCGAGTGTTTCTCGGTATATGGATGCTGACAGGAGATATGGTGATAAACCTTTTGCAGAAACTCTACTGCCTGTTCTTTATTAACATCAGCCGCCATACACTCCAGTGCATATTCGATTTTATCATCTAATGACGGGGCTTTGCAATGAGTTTCTTCTACTGTTGGCGGGGCCTTTTGGCTGAGAATAGATATTTTTATTTTCATAGAGTCCTCCTTCCTCGTGTAGCAATAACTAAAAGCTGGGCTAGTTTCTTTTTCTCTATCTGTATTTTTTTCTTCTCGGCCCTGACCGCCAGTAGGAGGAGGGCAGTTACGGGAAGTGCCAGGTGTATGGCTACTAGAAATTCTACCATCTGGTTCTTCCCCTTGTGATTTTCCAGTATTTTCTATTATTAGAGGATAACTGCATTGCTAGTTTATTGTCTTTTTTGCGCTGCTCATTAGCCGTTCTTAGCTCTGCCTGCCAGGAGAGACCCGCGGTAATTCCCTCGTACTTCGGCATACAATCCACGAAATACTGTGCGCTATCAAGGAGATGGAAGGAGCTGCTATTAACAATCTTATTAGCGCCCGTCTCTGACCAGCGGCATGTCTCGAACTCGTCCACCAGGTCAGTACACCAGCTGGATATCCGGATACGGGGGCCAATTGCGGATTGCAGTCCCTTGATAAGCTCGGCCTTTCGGTCATTCTTACGGTAGGGTGTCATATAGGTGAGCCCCATTGAGGCGGCGGTAGCCGCGTACCAGGGGTTAGCTGAGTCGCAGATACGCCTGACTATATTAAGCCCGGCGGTTCTCTTCTGAACCTCCTTAACCAGGTCGGATGGTACGAAAATGCCCGTGATATAGTCTGCCCTGACGCAGTACCATATCCCGTCAGCGGGGTCTTCGGCCCAGATAGTGAATCCGAACTTACTCTTGGTGGCGGGGTCGCTTGATTCCACATGACGCCAGCCAGGTGAGTAACCTGGGGGGTCAGTTACCATGCTCTCTCTATTAAAGAAGTAGACCATGTCGTCACCAGTCAGCCAGTCGCCTGAAAGGACTGTGTTTTTGTAGGCATCTGAGTAGGTGGCAAGGGAGGAAAGAATCTTGAGCTTATCCTCATCGGTATAGATGGGATTATCGAACATCCTGAACTGATACTTCTTGGCGTTATGGCCGTCCGAGAGGTCGATAAGTCTTTGAATATCTCTATTTATTTGCTTGGGGGTAAAGGTGGATAAGAAGTACCCCTTATGGGCCTGGACCCTGCGATGGAGCTCCTCTAGTAGCTTGACACTGCCTGGCATCTCATCTAACCAGACGTAATGAGCCACGAAACCCTGGAGTTTTTCCTGGGCCTCTTTCTCATTATGGTGGGAGCCGTAGATTATTGTACTCCCAGTTGGCTTATATGTGAGTTTTTGGACAACACCGCCCTGGCGCTGAACATGGTAGGAGTCCGGCTCTAGGAAAGAGATAATCTTACGGTGTAAGACCTCCTCTACCTGCTTAGTTACCCTACCGACTACCAGAATTTGGAGTGGGGCATCTCCCCAGTCCTTAGGACGTTTCCATTTTGGGTGAGTTTCAGTGAGAACCCAGGCTACCTCACGGGCAGCTAACTGGGATTTGCCAGACTGATTACCGGCGGTTACATATCTGTGAGAAATAATTCCGATGTCATCGAGAACGGCCTGTTGGGCGTCATTGGGCCTACTCCCCTTGCGAGCAGCATCAAAACACTCCTGCATTTCTAGCCGTTGCAGTCGTTTAACTGCGGCGGCCAGCTGCCGTGGGTCCTGCATCTTAGTCTTCCTGAATGACCCAGGCCGCGTCGATAGTGACGGCACTACCCGCGCCTGTGGTCACCACTAATTCTCCGATAGAGAGCAGTGGGAGGTAGGTTTGGTCAGCCGCTATGCTTACATTCAATTTAATATAGACTATTCCGTTAGCGGTAATGGCCACGGTCTTGCTATCCACGGCCACCTGTGGGCCTATCCTGGTCCTGAGCTTGGCGGTGATACCCGCTCCTGCTGTCACCGCACTGGCGCTGATGGCGAGGACCATACTGGTACTGCCCCCGGCTGTGATGGTGAATGTGCTACTGATAGGGGTATTGGTGGCGGATGCTCCCACTACGGGGGCATTGGGGAGGGAGATTAGGCGGGGAATCCATGCGTTCATTGGGATGAAATCCTAGAAGGTTAGTGGCAGGGGTATTATAACAGGGATATTACGGAAATGGAAGGGAGTTTGTAAAAAGAGGGGGGCAGCCTTTCGACCACCCCCCCAATAGATTAGGTTACATCAATATCCATACCAGAAACTGTAGGGAAATCAGCGCGTTGTATAACAACTCCCTGTCCGCCTATCTTGATGATAATCATCTTTGACAGAAGGTAAGAGGCTGGTCCTGTAATCCTGGCTAGGAATCTGCCGGGCGCAGCCACTCCTACTGCGAACTTGAAGCTGACTACTACCTTCTTCTTTCCTGGAGAGGTATATACTGCCAACACCCGTTTCCATTGAACGAGTGGGACGGCGGATACTGATACCAGGGCAGGCGTGCTGAGGGCCATATCCAGAAGCTGATTGCGTGCCACAGATGTCTGAGACACTACCGCTGGTACAACCTTGAAGTAGGAGAACAGCTGTCCTGGACCTACTAAGAAGTTTCCTGCCACGTCCTGTGCCGTCGTAACAGTTACCTGCACCAGTCCAGGGGCCGTAGGAGTAATCACTGCGGAGTAACTACTGCCTGAGCCACTGAAAGAGGATACCGAGCAATTGGTCAGAGACAGGGTACTCGCTGAGAATCCGGTTACAGACTCAGAGAAAGTAAAGGACATGTTAACTGAGGCGGCCCCAGAATTAGCGGAGTAGGCTACATCCGGAGAGGTAACCGACACCGTAGGAGATACCGTATCGTAGGTAAAGCTGTAGGTATTACTTACAAGATTACCATTGCCTGCGGAATCGTCCGCCGAATCCGCTGGAAGGGTGACTGATACAGCGCCCTGTCCAGAGGGTACAACGGTAAAGGAATAGCTACTGCCTGAGCCACTGATACTTGCAACCGTACAATTACTAAGAGACAGGGCACCCACCACCAGGCCAGTCACATTCTCTGAGAAGGTAACTGACATGAGAACCTCTGAGCTATTCGTACTGCCAGCGTTAGCTACAGTAGAGGAGGTCAGTGTTGCGGTTGGAGAAATGCTGTCACTAGAAATCAGGGCCGTCTCTTCAGCTGTTGCCGTAGAAATTGCCCAACTGAATCCGGCGGCACTGCCCTTGTAAGAAGTAGAGCCACTGGAGGTCAGGAACAAATTACTGCCGACCACAAAGGCCCTACCCTGTGTACCAGTCGTACCGAATCCTGTACTTGTCAGGAATGCGGCATCTTTAGTAAAAGTGGTAAGGTTGGTGCTTTTCAGTACGCCCGTAGATGTTGCAGCCGTTGCTGTATTATACTGAGTACCCACGTATAGAGAACTGTTATATTCAGCTATATTAATTACACCGCCAGTTACTGATACTGACGAGGTGAATCCTGTATCCCTAGTTCCTTGGGCATTTAGTTTTACAATCTGACCGGAGGTACTTACTCCTTTATAGTTTGCAAAAAGTCCTGTTGCGTAAAGACTACCATTTGACCCCACAACCACGCCCAAGACTGTATTATCAAATCCCGTTCCTCCTACCCAGTCAGCGGCAATTACTGCGTTAGATTTATTAATCTTAGTTATTCTGGGCTGAGATACGTTATTATGAAATGAAAAGTTTCCTCCCAGATATAAATAATTAACATCCTGAGCCATTGCTCCTATAGAGATACCACCGGTAGAATTTCCGCCAAGGTTGGGTGATGGCACAAACGTAGCATCAATACTGCCTGCACCGGAATTTCCAGTGACATCAATCTTGACTACCCTTGGTCTATTGACAGTGCCTTGGACACTTGTTGCTGTGGCCAGGTTGGTCGAGTCACTTACTCCGACGTAAACATAATTTCCGTCTGAGATAAGGGCTAAAACCGTACTACTTACAGTTACAAAGGACTGTACTGTATTGTTATTTACCAAGAATTTCCTGAGAAAGTTACTACCACTTTGATTGGTTCCGCCCATGATAACAAATGTTTTATCCGGAGAAAGAACGAGTGCCCTGACTGCGTTTCCAGCCACAGGTTTCCAGCTGGTATCAGCCGCCCCTGTGACTAGATTAAATTTAGCCAGACCGGTGTATCCTGAAACTCCGTTGACTGTTGTGAATGTTCCGCCAGCATATACCGTATCGCCGTCCTGGGCAAAGGCATAGACTGTTCCGTTAAATAATGGCATTGTCGCCATAAAATTCCTTTCGTAAAAAAGGGGGCCGACCTTTCGGCTGGCCCCCCCGAGGTTTCCTGGGTATTACCCTAGAATTACTTCATGTACTTGACTTGAACCTGGTCGCCTTCAGTGATTTCACTCACGCCACCAGAGGCCAGCTGACCCATGAAGGTAATGCGAGTAACTTCTCCGTTGAAAACAGATACTTCGTAGTCGATGCCTTCAACTGCATAGAGAGGGCCAACGAACATGTGAACGCTGTGCTCCATAGCCTGCATTGACAAATCAATGTATCCCTGCGATGCCTGCTCAGCCGAAATTTCCATCGTCTCTTTGCGTGGGAGCACTGCTTCCAGAACGTCAAGACGGCCAGAGAGCATGCTCTCAGCGCCTTCAGCACGAGAAACTTCAGAGGACAAGAGACCCTCAATACGAGATTCTTCATCCATAGCGCGGGTTTGTTCGTCTAGTACGTCGCCAGCAAGAGCCTCTTCGGCTGCCATAGCACGGCTCTGCTCGATGGAGATATCACCTGACAGTAGGGCTTCAGCTAACGTGGCACGAGAGGTTTCGGAGGTGACAAGGCCTTCGATGCGAGACTCTTCACCCTGAGCACGGTTTTGCTCTACAGATACAGCAGCCTCACGAGCCGACTGCTCAGCACTTACTGCCGCCTCACGGTCCGAGATTTCCTGCTCAAGCTGAGACTGAAGACCTGCTTCTACATCAGTTGCGCGGGTAACTTCTTCTTCGAGCGATAACTGAATAGCGGCTTCAGAGTTAGTTGCGCGAGTAACCTCAGCAGCAAGTTCCACAGCCATGGAATTGCTAATACCCTGAGCAAAGTCCATTGCTGCCTGGCTAGCAGAAGAAACAGCGGCTTCGCGGTCCGAGACTTCCTGAGTAAGGAGGCCTTCGATACGTGATTCTTCACCCTGAGCGCGGCTCTCTTCAGCAGAGACAGCAGCCTGGCGGTCAGAGACTTCCTGGCTAAGAGCAGAGTTATTGCTCAGAACGTAGGAGGCGAATGCAGTATCGTTAGTTGTATCAACACTGTTGATAAGCTGGACAATCTCAGCGAAAGAATCTTTATCAGCATCAGATGCCAAAAGGATTGCATCAACGCGACCCTTTTCCGTATTGATAGCTGATTGGAGACCCGACTCAGCCGACTCGGCGCGGTTCTTCTCCGTAAGGACCTCAGCAGATGCGAATTCCTTGGCATCTTTTTCGGCCTTAGCAACAGAGCCTTCTACCGTGTCTTCGCCTTCAACAATATCCAGACGCGAAGAAAGAGCAGAGGTTTCCGCATCGCGGAGTTCTTCTTCTTCCAGAATTTGAGCATCGGTGTAATCTTTAGCTTCCTGCAAAGCAGAAGATACTGCCGACTGACGAGCTGATTGCTCCGAAGAGACAGCCGATTGGCGGTCAGAAATTTCCTGGTCCAACTTGTCTTCGATACGCTCCTCTTCGCCCATGGCGCGAGCCACTTCAGCCGAGTGAGCGGCCTCGTTATTAACGAAGCGTGTGTCGATAGCAGCCTCTTGGCCCTGAGCACGAGAGGTTTCAGCAGAGATAGCACTTGACAGAACGCCTTCGGCAGCTAGGGCACGGGCAACCTCAGTGGTAACGAGACCCTCAATACGGGCCTCTTCACCTTCGGCGCGAGACTCTTCAGCAGAGACGGCGGCTTCGCGAGCGGACTGCTCAGCACTAATAGCAGACTGGCGAGCAGACTGCTCAGAACTAATGGCCGACTGACGGTCACTAATCTCTTGGTCTACCTTGCCCTCAATGCGGGCCTCTTCCGACATAGCGCGACCTTCTTCGTCAGCCATATCAGAAGCAAGGGAACTCTCAACGCCCATAGCGCGTGAACGCTCGGTGGAAACTTCGGTGTCCGTGTAGTCTTTGGCTTCCTGGAGGTTATTGGCTACGGTTGTTGCCAGCGCAGCGCCGACACTTTCGTCTGCTTCAATCGCATCAGCGATTTCCTTGAGGGTATCCAGCATGCCTGGTGCGCCGTTGATAAGCGACGTAATGGCAGAATCTGTGTAATCCTTAGAATCCTTCAAACTCTTGGCGACTGAGCCTGGGACGCTGTCAGCGCCTTCGATGGTCGAGAGACGGCTGGAGAGTGCACTCTCGGCAGCTTCGGCACGGGTCTCTTCAGCAGAGACTTCCCGGTCCACGAACTGCTTGTTGACCAGCTGGTCCGCGTCAACTGCATATCCACCGATGGTTGGTGCAGCCAGGAACTCAAACTTGTTGCCACCAGAAAACTTGAACAGGTCCTGCTCAAATTCTCCGTTGTCAATCAATGCCTTGATTGGTTGGTTGTTAAGCAGCAGAATCTTGCTGCCGTCTACTGCCCGGTCGGCAATAAACTTCTTTTTAATTTGACTCATACTATTATTTTCCCCTTAAAAGAAATACTCTACTACTAGGACATCCCCAATTTCCAGAAGTCCGTCTAGTCCTAGGTTGGCCCAGACAAGCTCACTGTCATTTTGGATAATAAAGTCTTTGTAGAAGATTTGGTTAGGACCCCCCTCTGGGGCCACTCTAATCTTTTCCCACGAAATGGGTGGCTTTGTCAACACTATTCTTTTGTCGTTTAGATGTTCTTGACGAATTGTAATAACGTCTACTTTTGTCATATCTCCGTATCCTACAAATTCGGCCAGTCTGTCTATCGCATCCTGGACATTAGAGGCATCTACCTGACCAGATTCCCGGTCGTAGTTAAGATTTTCCCCGATAAATCCCGGTACTCCCGGTATGAATGTTGCCACTTATCCCCCTGCTTCAATAATTCTCACATCAATTGACACGGTTCCGGACACTGCCCAGAGCACGGCCCCTGGTGCTATATCCAGGGCCAGGGCCTCTCCTCTAGCGATTGGGTAGCCAACTCCTGAGGAGGCCTGCGCCGCGCTGAATCCTAGGTACAGGGTGCTTCCATTGGGTCCATTATGCCGGATAATGACACCCTTGCGGTCCGTAAGTCCAGCCGGTAATAGAATTATAGGTGTACTATTTACATTTACCTGACTTGCCTTAGCGGTGTTCGCGGATTGGATGTTAGCAGACATCTGTCCATTTGACAAGCCCTTAGCCCTAAGCTCAAAACTGCAAGCCCCAGTAAATACTGCCCTAGCCTGTATAACACCCATTGCGGTGGCGGCTTTTTTAAGGTCAAGTTGGGTTGATGGGGAGGTAATGTTAGAGTAGGTAATTACTTCTTTTTCCTTACCCTCTTCTGTAATTGTACTGAGAGTAACGGTAAGAGAGCCAGAAATACTAGAGACAAACAGAGAAGTTTGGAAAGTATCAGAATCAAGTGTAAAGACTCGGGAGAGTGAACCAGCTCCACTTGTGGACTCCTTCATTATGAGTATAACTTTTCCGGCCTCTAATGGTGTCATTTGGACCCGGTGATAGCTATGCCACTCTTTTCCAAGAAGGCCTCAAGTTCAGCCTGACTCATTTTGCCAATGGCCTCATCCTTGTATTTTACAGGAGCATCCTTGGGAGTTTTATTGGAGAGTTCGGCCAGCAGCTTTATCATGGCCACGCGGGCCCCCTGCACCTTTATATCGGTGGATAGGAGAATTTCCTCGGCGGCGTCCAGGGCCAGGCTGAATAGGTATTCCAGGCGTTGCCGGTACTCATTCTGGTCCAAGAACCATTCCCGGAATCCGGGCTTTCCCCACCAGTCCTTAAGCTGACTGCTGCCGGTAAGTTGCTGGGCCTCTGCCAGGGTGATAGCAGATATCTCAATTATTGGGTTATCTGCGAGGCGGACAACCAGCCTAGCCTTTACCTGCCTTTGGCTGGGGGTAGGGATGAAGATAAGCTCATGGGCCGCCACTGATATGATATTAGTGGGAGTGGTTCCATTGCCCCCATCGTTATTGCTACTTTTTCGCACAAATGTCCTTATTCGGGGGAGGGACTCCCCGCTGGCACAAGGCCAGCAGGAAGCCGCAGGTCCACAACGGCAACTCCACGGGACATCGCTACGGAGGAGAAATAGCGATTGGTGAGGAGCCAGTCAAGCTGGTCCCGTAGTCGGGAGGAGGAAACACGGAGATGCCTTGATAATGGACCCAGATTAAGAGTTACAGAGAGTCCGCTGCGAATGACGAAATGATGCTCGCCGTAAAGCATTAGAATAAGTAGCTTATACGGGATTAATCTATTTCTTAAAGGCTTAGCGGGCATGCTATATTCCAATGAGAGCACTGGTAATATATTAGGCAATTACCAAGATGATGTCAATAGATTTCTCTTGACAGGGAATCTGGGTAGGGTAGAATTGACTGTACACACACAACAGGTATCTTTTCTTTTTCTCTTTTTCTTTAAGATGATAGAGCTAAGGTCCTCTTGTATCCCTTCCAGCCATCCCTAGTATCCAGCCAGCCTACAGTCAAATAGTCCTTATTCCAAATACTTACATAGGCCCCACATGGGGAGTAGCAAAAGTACATCAATGAGTATGGCTAATGGTATCTTCATGTTGGGAGCATATTCCAATATCATCACCCATACCTGATAGTGACATATTCCATCCTTTCAGTAACTTACGTCAGAAAACCTGACAAATGGGCCCCCTCACACGGCAGTTTTGCCACTTTCATATCTCGCTAATAATACTACCATTTCAGGTAATGTCCTCCACGGATATCCGCCAGTAATCCGCCAGAATATCACAGCTAAGCGACCGACTTTACAGGTATTTATCCCCCAGTGTGGAGAAGGAGATTCCATTAGCGGCGGCTTGCTAACCCACTTGGCAGGTCTAGCCAAGCGTCTAGGCGTGTGGACTCATATGACAGGGGGGACTTTACAAGGGTCCTAGGATTTATTTTTACCCCGGACTAAAGTTTTTACCGGACTGACCGTAAAGATAGGAGTGAGAAAACAACGGCACGTAACAAGAGGTGAAAAAATGACACTGTTTATCGGCGTAACAGCAATGTTTACATTCGTAATACTGGCACTAATCATTCAGGAGGTTTTATGAAAACCATAGCAACGGGTTATTTGGACGGCAAAAAGGTTAATATCGTACGGATATCTCACGTAAAAATGAGGACGGTGGGCGCTACTGGGAATGACTACTATGCCTCAATCGAGCTTGATGACGGGACCGTGGACCTTCTCGCGTATGTTGACCGGCTGCAATTCATTATAGGCCCTATCGACTAACAGGAGTATGAGATGGAATCCGTGATGATACTTGTAATCGCCATGCCACTGGCCATGGTACTAGGACTGGTAACGGTTGGCGGGGTGTCGGCGGCCCTGCGGGAACGGGCAGAATTGAGATACATTGAGCGTATGGAGCGTGAGCTTAGTCCGTTTATACATATGGACGATGTCATGGTGGCAGAAAAAATTGAACATACACCCACTATTAAAAGGAATGTAGCATGAAAAATTCACGTGTATACCCCATAGGCATGGGACGGGCATTGCGGGACTCGTATCTGCGGACTAACCTATCACAACGCATTGAGGGCATTTATTGGTATCCTAAGGTCCACAACATGACACTGAAACTGGCCAAAAAATACAATCGGCCATTGTTTCAGGTGGCTGGAATCATCGCGGCCTTGAGTCCTAGGAATAAGTTCGGGCGTAATATGGTGGATGCGGAGTCCATTCTGCGTGACGGTCGGGCGGCGGTGGTAGCAACATTCGGTGCAAATAAGCGTAAGGCACTGTGTATCCTTGAGGCGTTGGATTACGATGAGGTCCTAGATATCCTAAACGGTAACAAGGTAAAGGCATTTTACAGTAATATCTATCACGCCGGTCACGATAAGGAGGTAACCATCGACGTGTGGATGATGAGACTGATGGGTATCGAGGGTGCGATGTCAGACCAGAAGTATCAGGATATCGCGTTCGCGGTCAGAACCATTGCACAGCAACTGCGCCTATCGCCTAAGGCATTACAGGCGGTGACATGGATTGAGGCACGCGGTGCAGCCTTCTAACCTACGGGCGGCGGTTGAAATAGTGTAATGATTACAGATGTTTATACGATTGTACTAAAGTTTTAGGCCGTGGTGGCCGATAAGCTGGATAACAATAACGGGGGCTTTATGATTAATTTTACGGGGCAGGTTGGCACTAAGAGTATCAATAATTTTTTGGCATTTAACGATGAGATGAACATGCGGGGTAAGATGTCAACGGGTCCGCGCTATCGGCGGATTGATACGGGCACGGTGCTGGAGTCTGTGGCACGGGTGGCTGAAAAGATGGGACACCGTATCGAATCGGTCACGGCGCGGGCATCTGGACGCACTAGCACTAAGCACGTGGTACGGGTCAGATTCTCTGAGCTGCGCGGAACGGGTGATGACAGGTATTTCCCGGAGCTCGTACTGTTCAACTCCTATGATGGCGAGCAATCACTCAAGTTGAGCACGGGACTTTTTAGGCTGATTTGTAGCAATGGCCTAACCATCGGTGAGGGTATCACGGAACACGATAGGGTACGCCACGTGCAGGGACCCATGACTGAGGACTTCATCAAGAGGATGGACTACCAGATTGCCGCGTGTATCAGTGCCCTTGAGAATATCAGCGGGACCGTGCAGCGCCTGCAGAATACGCCGCTTACCATGGTGGCTGAGCTCAAGGTGGTCAATGGGCTGGGACTCTCTAAGCGCATGCAGAAGGCCCTGTCAGGTGTACGGGCGGGCCGGTACGGGCGGGACACCGCACCAAATATGTGGGCATTCTACAACGCGGTCAATGAGGTCCTGCGGCGCGGCGGGCGTGGCGGACTGGCCAATGAGGTCCGTAATGATGGACTCCTACAGACGATTGAGCAACTGGCGGCCTAGTATTATCCATGCGGCGGAGCCGGGTCGATGTCAGTAGTGAATCGACCGGTCTCCACCACCACTAGGAGGAACCCCGTGAGTGATGAATTCGATTGGCAGCTGGCAATTGAAACGCCTAAGCAATTAGGTGTATGGCCGACAAGGAAACCGCGTGAGTTTATTGAGGTAGTAACACAGGAACTGGAGGATGCGAATGGATGCGATTGGGATTCTATCAGGCGTGCCTGCCCTTACTGTCACGGCAGTAACGCTAGCCCTTGGGACCATTATGTTTATCATAGCGGTCGGCCTGCTACGGCAAAGGATTAATGGCGGCGCGGCGGCGGAGGCGGGGGGGTCAAAGGCCCCGCGGCTGCGGCTGGTCGACCAGAAAAAAAGTACTCAAGTTGTGGTCAAATAATGCCGATAAGGCGGCAGGAGGTATGATGTCAAGGCTTTTTTCTAGTAGCGGTGAGGCGGCGCAGACGGCGCACGAGAGGTGGCAGGCGCGTATCAGGGCCCATAGGCTCAAGTTATCCCTGCTGAAGATTAATCAGTTGATACAAGAGATGCGTGATTGTTACGGTTCAGAACACAACAAGAAGGAGGAGAATGTATGAGTACGGAACGTGCAATTATCAGGGTCTTGGGTGAGGCGGCGGTCACTGGCCAGTTCATTGGGATAGACTTTATCAAGGGCGATGGCAGCCTTCGCTCGATGGTCTGTAAGGTGGGTCCGGATGCGCTGGACAGGCTGGGCCGGGATATCATCACGGTCTTCGATGTCCGTGCCAAGGGATACCGTAGCTTTAATATTAATAGCGTGGTCTATCTCACGCATAATGACACTAACACCTTCGGATTCTAGGAGGGGCGGCGATGAGTAGCAACAAGTACCGGGTAGTACCGATGACGATTGAGGAGCAGGACGGTGACGGGCTGGCCGTCACGCAGGTAAAGCACGCCGCGGACGAGGATGCCGTGGAATTCTGGGCGGTGCAGCAGCGTGAGGACGGGCGGTGGTACACCGTGGATGACTTCCATTCACTGTCCGATGCCGAGGAATTCTTGCAACAACTGATTGATGGAGATGAGTGATGAATAAGTTCTTCGTGATTAGAAAAGATGGCAGCCTTGCTGCGGCACAGTCCAGCCTCGGCGGAGCGATGGATTACATGGGCGCGGGCCGGCTGCTCTATATGGGCACCCCCACTGAGGCAACGGCAATCATGCGGACGCTGGGTCATAAGGGAGCTGCGATACCTGAGGCGGGGGCACTGTTGGCCATAGGACTGGATGCCAGTGAGGGGCGGGAGCTGTGAGAGTGGTAGGTTTGCTGTAACACTATAATCACAAGCGGGGTTGGTGAAAAGTGCAAACAATAAGCAGGGATAATTTTTTTCAGGTGTTCCAGGATTACTTGGACTACCGATATGGTACTCACACCATGGGCAACATGATGATAACCAGTAGCCGTATCCTTACTAGCTGCATGACACCCCGTAGTCAGGACGCCGAGCTGGAGAAGTGGATATATGATGAGGAGTGCGGCGGGCGTGTGATGACCAGTCAGGACGGGCTGACGGTCGGCATAACTGAGGCAGGCCGCGAGGCCTACACCAAGATTAGTGCGTTCTATAGGAGGGAATACCCATGAGTACGACGACATTCATTATCAGTGCCTTTCGCTGGGAGTACGCGCCGCCACTTAATCAGGCGAGGACCAGACGACTGGACTTCATGCTGCGGGGCGCGGGCATTGCTACTGTCCCTGTTATGGACAGCTACGAGGGCGTGCTGGAGTCCAGCCTATTGGTTCCACCCAATGACAAGGCCGCTGGTGATGTGAGAGGGCTGCTCCTTCGGGCCGCCGAGAACTGGGAGCGGGATAGTATCCTAGAGTTTAATAAGGATGGGGATGCGTGGCTGGTGTTCACTAGGGGCAGGCCGGATGAGTACCTCGGCAAGCTGGTGATAGGTGACACCCTTCCGAAGGGAACAATCGCATTCACCAGACTACCTGATGGTCGTTTTATCTACACGAAGAAGGAGACACCATGAGCGTTAAGCAATTTATCTTTAAGGACAGCTACGATAACCACCATGGTACCGGCGAGGGCAACTACTGCGTGGCCGTGTCCGGAGACGCACTGATTAGGGATACGGGCAATGGCGTGACCGTGCGGGTAACCGGAATAAAGAAGCCCCTGTCCCTTGACTATAGTCAGCTGCGTGACCTGCTACGCTGCGCTAGGATGCTGGACTATGAGCAGAAACTATCCGGGCAGCACCTGCTCGATGGCTCGGTGATGTATGTGCTCGCCGATGAGGGGAAATGAGATGGACTTTCGTAGCATTGATGAGCTGCTCCTATATGTCCGGGCCAATCGTCTGGCCTACTCCACGGTATCCTACCGAGATACGCGGCTGGTAATCGTGGCCCTTAAGGGAGGCAGTGATAGCTATCTGTTCAACGAGTACACGGGGGACCGGGAATGATTACGCTCATAGTCGTTGGCTCATTACTCTTAATCGGTACACTTATTGCAGACAACATTAGGGTACCAACCGACACCGCGGGCGATGGCTTTTCGCCCGACAAGATGAGGATGCTATCATACCGCGAGCTGAGGAAGGAGCGGCGTAAGGATGTACATAATTAAGGGAGAGAACGGGGATACCACCCCGGTATTCATTAATAGAATTGATGGCGGAGACTCTGAGTTTACCGCCGATGGTGTCAGGCTACTGGCTATCTCAGAGGATGGAATCAGTATTAGGGTGGGGCGCAAGGCCGTGCTCCTAAGTGAGAGGGAGGCTCGCGCACTCTTCGCCCTGCTGCACACCATGAACGTGGACACTGACGGAAGACTAGGGGCACCGGCTATCTATCAACTCAAGAAGGACACGGGGGTACCATTCTAATGCAGGGCAGGCATGACCTCATTGTAACGCTGGCGAATCTATCAATGGATGCGATGACCGAGGAGGAGATTATCCGGCTATGCCCGGCTGACTATGGGAGCGAGGTAACGGAGGACCACCTCAACTATATCTGGGATGTTATCTATACCGAGTATGATGACATGGGTGATGATGAGCTGCATCAATTAGTGCAGCGCATTGAGGATGAGCGGCGCAGGGATATCATGAGTAGATGGATGGAGGGAGAGAGCGACGAGGAGCCGGTCACTATACCGAATCCAGGCCGCACGCTCCACTAGCCGTGTGTGTGTACTAATTATAGACAGAGGCTGGGAGGTTGGTCAAGTGTTTTGTTTACCCCACAGAGTATCCCTTGTGCTGGCCGTCGAGGGAATACCCGTGCGCTGGGAGACCATCAAGGTACCCAATCCATCGGGCAGCTGCCCATTCTGCCGGGCCAACAAGGAGGGGGAGGCCTCCGTAAAAAAGGCACTGGACAGGTGGATACAGGCGGCCCGCATGGACCCGAAGATTTTAACAGATAGTCCTAAAGTTTCCTCAAATAATTCCGATAAGGAGAGTGGCGTGGATTTCAAGACACAACAACTGAACAAGGAAAAGCAGCGGGTAGAGAGCAACCGCAAGATAGTGCAGGGCCTCAAGGGTAATAGTATTCCTAACAACAACAAGAGATTGAGCAATGAGTCAGCATCCCCAAAGAAACCAAATCACCTTAGGATTGTTTAACATTATGAAATACTTTAGTACACTACTTATCTCCCTGCTCATCGGTGCCGCCAGTGCGTCAGCCGGTATGGTCGTGGACATGACGGGGCCACGCACCCTTCGCGTTGAGGGCGTCATCTTGGGCAATGCCCTTGACCTAGCCCATAAGGTGGAGCGGATGTCCAGCGAGAGTCAGGAACCTATCGACCTGCTTATCAATAGTCCGGGCGGTAGCGTGGAGGCTGGCCTTCAGTTGGTCGAGGCTATGCACATTGCTCAGAACCGGGGCGTTACCATTCGCTGCGCCGTCAGTACGCTGGCCGCCAGTATGGCATTCGTTATTCTTAATGAGTGTGATGAGCGATATGCCCTGTCCAACTCCCTACTCCTGTTCCACCCGGCTCGGGCCATGCTGATGTTCGCCGTAATCAAGGCTGACGATGCCCGTAAGATGTCAGAGGACCTTGAATTTGTTGACGCTCTCATTACTGATATGCTTGAGGAGGGAATGGGCGTGGTGACTGCCCAGCAGAAGTCCTGGTACCAGTACCACTTTACCAAGGAGACACTCTGGACCGCATCGCACCTCTCTCATGAGGTTCCTAACTCTAGTTGGATTGTGATTGTGTCTGACATCAAGGCCAAGGGCGGTCTCTTCGGTAATGATAATGTGAAAGAGAATGCTGAGGGTATCAAGAACTTTCTTAAGCAGAGGGGTAACCAGTGAGCAAGGGCAGTCCACGTATCGTGGTTCGACTAACCCCCGAGGAGATGGTGTTCGTGCAGGCCGCGGCTGATACCACATCAGTGGATGTTAAGAAGCTGGCTAAGATGGGCGTACTGCGCGAGGCCATGGACATTAGAAATAAACTTGTAGAGCACTTGAAGCAGGAGCACTCCCGCCGTGGCGAATCCGGAAAGACAGAGTCTTCAGTACCTGTACAGGGTAGCGAATCACAGGGCGTTTCGGGCGATTCATTACACGAACAGTCGCAGGCAGGCGACGATACTGGGGCCGGGACCTAACCCGGAATACTATGTTGGGTATTACGATGGCTCCAATAGACTGGAGACATTCGACGCCGGTGGCGCGGACTGGGTTTTCTTGGCATCATTCATTGACTAAGGAGTAGTATGAGCGCGAAACATTTTGATGAGGGAAAGCCTGACCTCTCTCTGATTCCATCCGTGGCGGAGGAGGCGATGGCTAGGGCCATGATGTATGGCACCAATAAGTATGGAAGGTATAACTATTGTAATGGTCACGAGGCAGGCAAGTTAATTGCCAGTGCGAAGCGGCATCTGTCCGCATGGTATAATGGAGAGGAGAATGATAAGGAGTCAGGCGTCAGTCACCTCGGTCATGCCATGTGCAACATTGCTATGCTGCTGCGCCAGATTGAATTGGGTACCATGAAGGATGATAGATATTCCCCCGAGAAGGTGGAGGCGGCCCCCATGGCTGAGGACTATAAGATGGTCTATATGGTTGATGAGAAGCGTGGGGCCACCGAGTACCACTACTACGACCATGAGAGTAGGCTGTCCAAGGCTGCTCCAAAGAAAGACCTGACCGCTGCGGATATGTTTGCCGCGGTCGCCGCACAGGTTCAGAGGGTAAAGTATGAGTAAGATACAGGAACTATTTGAGCTAGGCACCCGCAATATGGTGATGGCTCATGATGAACTAGAGAAGACCAAGGTCGGTATACTTCGGGCCGGAAATACTGGCCTGATGCTGGCCGATGGCAGGGTCACGGGCAAGTGCGCCCGCCTTACCTATCTCAGGTACAAGGGTATCCGGGTAGAGGAGGCTGACTACTCTAGGGAGCTGATGTTCGCGGCGGGTAGGACTAATGAGGACAGCTGGCTGGAGGTACTCCGGGCCGCTGACCCTACCCTAGTTATCAAGAGGGAGGAGGAGATACCTATCGCATGGACGACAGACAATGGCGTGCCGGTGACTGGCCGACCTGATATTGTACTGGGTCACAATGGTCTGCTCAGTGGTAAGTTCGTGCCTGAGATTGGTATCGAGCTCAAGCAGGCCTGCTCTCTATGGACAGTGAGAGATGTCGGCATTCAGATGAAACCTAAGATGCTGCACCTTATGCAGGCGGCCCACTATAGTTGGCAGCTGGGTATTCCCTTTGAGCTTTGGTATACTAATAGGACAGACTTTGCTGTGATGGGTTGGGCACAGCGTAATTTTCCCAAGCCTGGTGAGCCCGGTTCAGAGAGATGCGAGTACAATGATAAGGGGGAAATTAAAAAGGTCCTGCCCTTCGTCCAAGGCTATGAGTTAATGTGGACCCCAGCGGGCCAGATGAACTACCGGGCCGTGGGGCACAGCAAGTGGACCACTACCCTGATTACACAGCAGGGCATAGTGGACTACTTCTCCACCGTGGCCGCGATGGATGAGACCGATGTTCTGCCCCCTGCTCCCACTAATCTGGAGGCTGACGGTAGTCGTGGTCCATACTCTATCTGTAGCTACTGCCCATTGCAGTCGGTATGCGACTCTCATAAGGGGAAGTCGGTCGCCGCATGGACAGAAATAGTTGCTAAAGATTTCCAGAAATAGTCCGATAAGTATCTTGTAGGTCGGACATGTCGTTCGACTTATGATAGTGTAACGCACTCTGAGGAGAGTAGAATGAGTCTTGTTAATCGTGGTCGTCCAGCGGTCGGTAGTAATCGTCCTAACACGGCAGCCCCAGTGGCCGCCGCGCCGCAGCGACAGCAGACGGCGAAGGGTACGAAGCCTTCCTTCATCCTGAAGTTTAAGGACGCTGATGGTAGTATCAAAATCATCACGGGCCTCTTTACTTCGGTATCAAAGAATGGTCTTGAGTACCTCTCAGGTAAGGACCGTGAATCTGGTGTGACGTATTATGTCATGACCAACTCTAAGGCTCAGGAAGAATAATGAGCCGGACGGCATACCAGTTCGGAGGATATGCCGACTACTTCCAGGAGATGGAACGACTGGAACAGTTTATGGGGCTATCGCCACGGAGGGCGACCGCCTCTCTTTCTTGGGGAAATAGTCGTGCTAGTCTCAACTCAGCGCCAGATATCATTCGCCGTACTGAATCCGGTGTTCGCCCCCGCGAGGAGCGAGCGGCTTTCCATCCGAGAAGAACCAACAACTAAGGATGTCGATGCCTTCCTATCGCGCCACCCCCTTGGCGACGTAATGGCCATTGACCTGGAGACCCGCGGTGGAGACCCCGCCATCGCGGGCTCCCTCGTCGTGGGCCTTGCCTTATCGAATACTACTGGAACAATCTACCTACATGTATCAGGGTATGAGGATGTATATCACCATGTCCTTGACCGGCTCTATCAGCTGGACATCCCACTCATCGCACACAATCAATTCTTTGACGGCAGCTGGATGTATCGCGACAGCGGCAACTGGCACAACTGGCGTCACTGTACCTATGCCCTGTATAAACTCCTAGCCACCGAGGGATACATCGGCCAGCGTTGGGGCCTGAAGAATGCTCAGGTTGACCTGCTCGGCTGGGAGGAAACGAATGAGAGAGACCTGTCTCAGTGGCTGGTTGATAATGGATATGGCAACCGTATCATCGACGGCAAGTCCGGGGAGGAGGTGCTCCGTCCTGACAAGGGTGAGATGTGGAGAGCCCCCGCCGCTATCTTGGGGAAGTATTGCGCACTGGATGCTGACAGTACCTACCTGCTCTATACCCGCGTGCTGCTGCCCGCCCTGAATAAATTCAAGGCCCTTCAATCCTATGCCGGGGAAATCTATCAGCAGTATCTTCGGGTCCTAATTGCCCAGAAGTTCTCTGGAATTCTTATTGATAGGGAGCGGCTGTTGGCGCATGACCTACACCTTGAGCAGTCAGCGGCCCACCTCTCCGTGGACTTTCAGCTGCATAAGGATGTCGCGCCACATATCAAGGCATGGAATCAGTTGGTCGTGGAGGAGCACCGGGCCAAGGAGCCAGAGAGGTACCTGCTGAAGAAGATGGGCAAGGAGCCCGCGCAGTATAAGAAGGATGGCAGTGTCTCTAGTAACTGGATTAAGTGGAGGGCCAAGGCCGATGCCCCCCTCGTGGAGTCCAAGAACTGGTGGAAATGGTTCGAGCGGCTCTCTGAGCTGGAGGCCCAGCAGCACTTTAATATCAATAGCAATGACCAGAAGCGTTGGCTATTCTATGAGCGGCTGGGTAATCCTATCCTGCTTACCACGGATAGCGGGCAACCGGCCACGGATGAGAAGGCCCTTAGGTCCTTCGGTGAGCCGGGCCGTATCCTGATAGAGCAGAATGAATTGGTTAAGGAGAAGTCCTATGTCGAGGCGGTTCTCTCACATAGTACCACGGGCGTGCTGCATCCCAGCTTCAGGGTACCGGGAACCTACACGGGAAGACTGGCCGGTGCGGGTGGCGTTAACATACAGCAGATGCCAAAGAGCCGTGAGTTCCTGTCCTGCTGGCAGGCCCGGCCCGGAATGAAATGGGTACAGCTAGACTTCACTGCACTTGAGCAGGTGGTGCTGGCCGAGCTTAGTAAGGACCCCGCGCTATGGAAACTCTATGGCCCAGCGGCGCGTCCTAATGATGTCTACCTCTTTACCGGGGCCAACCTGCCAGTGATAGGTGATGCCATTCGAGCGGCTGGGTATGACCCGGATAGACCAACCCCCGAGGGAATAGCCGCGGCCAAGAGGCAGGCCAAGAAGGAGCGAGGCATCGCCAAGGTAATCACACTAGCCAGTAGCTATGGCGCTGGCGCGGGAAAGATACAGCAGACCCTACAGCTGGAGGGAATCCCGATATCCCTTAATGATTGTAAGACTATTCATCAGGGGTACTGGCGTCTCTACGCCGGTGTCAAGCTCTATGAGAGGGAACTCATTAGGCAGTATGAGAACAATGATGGCTGGGTTCTTAACGGGATTGGCAGGCCACTTGGCATTGACCATGATAAGGAGAAGGACATTGTTAACCGGGTGGTGCAGAGTACCGGGCATGATATCCTAGTTATCTGGCTGAGCATCTACTCCATGCTACTGGATACCGCCGGGATACAGTGGACCCCTATCATCGCTGACCTGCATGATGAGTCTATCATCGAGGTGCCCGAGGAGCAGGCCGCGGAGGCACTGAGGATAATGTCCGTGGATGCGATGCAGGCGCTTAATGATATGCTCAAGGGACGCATCCGTCTTAAGGGTGAGGGACAGATTGCCAACTGTTTCGCGGATATAAAGATAGAGTAATTAACCCTTCAAGTTTTTAGAATAGTTGCCGATAAGTAGGTACAAGGAGATATCATGCTTCGTGGGTTAGTATATGTATTGGCCGCATTCGGGATTGGCTGGTGTCTCGGGTTCCTATTCGGCTCCATGCTTAAGGCAATAGTGGTGGTTATATGCACAAATGGATTCTGTTAAGGAATGGTATCAAGGTGGCCGAGTCTGATAGTATCTTGGAACTATGCCAGATTATAGATAAGTCCCCGAGGACCACGGCCAATGAGGCACTGTTTGAGATTAGGGAGTCAGATGCCAAGGGTAGCTAAGGATAGGAAATCAGTTGTCGCACTATTCACGGCTAAGCATATCCTGGCCAACAGTGATATCCTGAATGAGCTGGCCGTCCAGTACCGCCTGCACTTCCTGAACGAGACGGTGCGCCAATTTATCTGGGAGAGAATCATTGAGACCCTGGCCTCCGAGTACCTGATGAGTAAGAAGGTACCACGGACCAGACGCATGATTAAGGTTATTAAGGATGAGATGTCAGCCCTATTGATAGGAACCTATGATGAGGAGTTTGATATAAAATGGTAGCACTTTATAGAATCATACTGATGATGGGCGGGACCGCGGCCATTATGCTGCCCTTTATGATTAATAATACCGACCCAGTCCTTGGATTCTTCCTTGGTTTCATCGGCGGTGCCCTTGGGTTTCAGTGCTGGAAGATGGCTATAAGGCTGCGTCATGAGGAAAACTAATCTCCAGAGGCAGGCGGAGAAACTGCTGACCCCACTGCTAGATGGGCACATTCTGGCTATCGACCCGAGCAGTGGCAGCCGTGACTCTATGCCCGGCTATGCGGTATTCCGTGCGGGCCTATTGGTTGATAGCGGCCTGATACAGGTGCAGCAGGGCAGGGAGCTTAACAGAAAACTATTCAGCATAGGCGAGACCCTTCGCAACCAGTTCGAGGTGCCTGATGTCTTGGTGGTCGAGCACATCCCACCCTTTATGCGTGGCAGCGGATTCAGCAAGAGCATCGTGATACTTCAGCGGGCCATCGGAATGATTATCGGGAGCATCGACAGGCCCCTGCTTGAGGTGCCGCCTATCACATGGCACAAGTTGGCCCCTCTGAATTACCAGAAGACCGACGAGAAGGATGCTATAATGATTGGCTATGCGGCTATCTGGACAGCCTGCAAGATGCGTGGCGAGGAGCCGCCAGAGCTTCCGGCCAAGGTATTCGAGGCGGGCAGTGTTGGCCTGAAGGGAGGGGTCAGTGACTCCTGAGCATAGGGCCGCTATTCAATACCTGATTAAGCGCCTTGATATGGATGGTGGAGAGTGGCCGGGCATTGAGGTATTCGTTAGCAAGGAGGGCCGTCATATCTGGGGCCTGCTTCCTGATGATGTATACGCCACCCTGATGATACTATCTCGGGCCGTAGCCGAGCCAGAGGATGAGGACGAGGATGAAGAGGACGAAGAAATCTGAGTGGTATGTGTATCTTATCTGGGATGGCAGAAGAACCTATGTCGGCAGTACCACGGATGTTAAGCGCCGCCTTCGTCAGCACAATGGAGAGATTGTGGGTGGGGCCCGGTCAACCAGAAAGTCAGCGGGACGATGGGCAGTGGTAGCATACCTGGCGGGCTTCTTGGATAGGAGTACCGCCTGTCGCTGGGAGGCACTGGTCAAGAAGCGTGCCAGGGGGCGAGTGCCCAGAATGGATGCGATGGCCCTAGTGTCGGTTGGCATGTGTCCGCCCGGTAGAATGAACTATGAAGTACCCACAGGAATTACCTTAGTCATAGAGGGATAGTGATGGCAGGCAGGAAACTCGACACCGATAACATGCTCCTCTTCTTGGACAGGGGCATTCATGTTCCCAGCCGCACCCTCTTCCTATCCGGAGAAATCACAAGGGAAACCGTTGACTCTACTATACGGGGCCTGGTCCTTCTGAACCACCTCAGTAGTGAGGACTCAATCCGTTTGGTCCTCAATAGTGATGGTGGTGAGGTTAACCAGGGCCTCGCCCTGATGGACTGCATTGCTAGTATTCCTGCTGTCGTTACCATTGATGTGGTCGGGGAGGCCTGCTCAATGGCCGCCATTATTCTACAGGCCGGTGATATCAGACGACTATCAGCTAACTCCAGGGTAATGATACATGTTGGGAGCGAGGGCTATGATGAGAATCATGCCACAATTATTAGAAGGTGGGCTAAGTATCAGGCTAAAGAAGATAAGATTTGTACCGATAAGGTACTAGAGAGAATCAGAGAGAGACATCCTGACTTCACAAGGAGTCGCCTTAATAGACTGATGGACTTTGATACCATCCTTACGGCCAATGAGGCCATTGAATTGGGGTTAGCTGATGAGATTATTTCTAGTATCGTGTAGCCTTGGTGTGCTTGGTGTCTTTGGCTGTGTAACCAGCGAGTCAGGTCTGCCTCCGTGCGACCCTAACAAGGTGTATATACAGACCGTGCCAGCTACCTGTGCCCCTGTAGTAACGAAATCAACTGAGAGCGTTACTCGGAGTTGTCCTGAGGTACGGGATATAGGTGGACCGTTTACTAATATAGACAAACAGAATAAGGAGGTAGCCCGTAAGCGGTGTGTTGAAATCTATCCGGCCAGTCCCTGTCTCAAG